TGTGTAAGCACCTGATGTTGAATTTCTTAAAAAATAAAAAGTTTCTACATCATTTGGAATTGTAACAATTTGATTTCCTGTAATTGAACCTGTAAACTCAATCATTCTTTGTTGAGCTGTTCCCGTTGTATTTCCATCTACAACAGTTAATGCAGTTGTTTGTGCACCACCTGCTATTGATACTTGTGAAAATCCACCAAATAATTGTGAAATAAGACTTAAATTAGTATTAGTTTTTGTTCCCCATGTACCGGCGTTTTCACCAGTTGCTTGAAGTTCTACGCCTAAAGGTGTAAATGTTGATGCCATAATTTTTCTCCTATGCTACGTCTGTATACGATGTATTAGAACCTGTGTCAATAGCCTGATAAGCTTGAATTCCAAAGCCATCAGCAGTGCCAAATCCAGAAACAGAAGCTGTAGCTGATTGTCCTGTTAATCCCATAACATCTGAAGGTGTTAATGATCCTACAGAAGATGTACTTGAAACACCAGTCACTCCTACAACATCTGCAGGCACTAATGATCCTACTGATAAAGTCATTGGAAGACCATCTGGCACAATAATTGGGTTTTGAGAAGTTTGAACTTGACCAAGAGTTATAGTTGCAGAAACTCCAGTCACTCCCATTACGTCTGCTGGTGTTAATGCTCCAATTGCTGAAGTTGAAGAAACTCCTGTTACTCCTACAACATCCGCAGGTGTTAACGCTCCAACAGATGATGTTAAAGAAATTCCTGTTAATGGAACAGTTACATCACCAATCATGGTAATAGATCCTACTGATGATGTTGAAGAAAGTCCTGTTAGTCCTATTGCATCTGCAGGAGATATTGATCCTACACTTGTAGCCATCTGAGTTCCTATTACAGGAACTACAATTTTATTTATAGAATCACCATAAGGCTCTTCACCCCAACCATTTCTACCCCAACCTACTAATGTTCCAACACTTGTTAATGCACCTAATGAAGCAGTTAAAGAAAAACCAGATACAGCAATTGAATCTTCAGGAGATATTTCACCAACAGATGAAGTCATTGGAAGACCAGTTAGTTCTGCAGTTACAAACTGTTCAGCTACTGCTGTTCCTAATGATGATGTTAGACCAAATCCTGTTGGTGCAACTGAATACTCTACTCCCCAACCTGAGTTTCCATATTCCTGTCTACCCCAGCCCTCTACGTTAAATGATTCTAATGTTCCTACTGAAGCGGTTGCTGATACACCTGTTATGGCAACGTTATTTGCATTTTGTGCATTCCAAGCATTAGTGCTCCAAGAACCAACACCCCAAGTGTCACTTGCAGGGGTATTTGCTTGTCCACCCATTCCTGAATGGTTTGTACAATAATAATATAATGTTGGTGCAGAAGCAGCTACTTCAATTTGTGTGTAAGCTCCATCTGATCCTGGAGTTCCATTAGTGGTTACTCCAGTTGTATATTCACTACCAGAGTTATGTGTGCCGTCGCTTGTTGTTGAAAATCTTAATGGGTGGGAACCATTAGAAGAATCAGATTGATCAAATCTATAGGTAAAACCTTCGGCTATAGTTACAGTGTCTTGCTGTACACCATCGATAAAATACTTATTGCCTGAACCGGTAGATACTACCGTTACTGTAAAGGTTCTAGTAACGGACATACCGCGTTACCTCCTTAGGCTATTCTGATAATAGCGTTTGAAGCGTCTGCTGTTGGGAATTGTATTGTAAAAGTTCCACTTGTTACAGTTTTATCCGCACCAAAAGCGATAACAGCAACAGCTTTGTCGGATGCTGATGAATTATAGATCAGTGCACCATTAGCTGTAAAAGTAGCAGACGTAAAACTTACGTCAGCAAAATCACAAACTGCAGTTGATGAATCTAAAGTTGGAGTTACACTTGTTAAAGTAGCACCTCCTGCACTGTATGCAGATCCAGATGTATTTGAAATTTCGTTTGATGTTGAATAAGCAGTTGTGCCAGCACCTAAAGATGCAGAACTAGTAAACAAAGCTATTTTAAAAGTATGCCCACTAGAAGCAGTAAAGTTGTGAGTACCAACTAAAATCTCTTGTTTAAAGCTGTTACATATTGCCGATGATATTGCCATAGTTTATCTCCTTTTATGGTTTCGGTGAAGGGACTGGAATACGAACTGTACCGTCTGTATAATCGTCTCTTCTACGTCTACCGATTTGCTCTGCAGCAAACTTTTGTACCTCTTGTTTATACTTATTTTCATATAGTGTCAACATATCTATTGGACCTTTTAAGAACCCATATGCCTCTGACAGACATGCGTATAATAAGCCATTTGGAAAGTTTAAACTTATATAGTTAGTATCGTTATTTTCTAAAAGATCTGGCATTTTATTAAAATGAATTCTAAATTTATATGTTGTATCTGGCACTGGAGCAAACATCATTCTTCCAGATGTAGTGTCAGACTCTCCTGTAGCACCACCAAACATCGCATAATATTTAGGTTTACCCCTTTTTGAAGACTCAGTAGAAGATATATATTCTTGTAAGTATGTAATATCTTTTTTTTCTAAATATGTATTTGCTCCTGTTGTATCAGATGTAGAATCATATACCTGTATAGCTCTAACAAATAAACAGCCAGCTGGAGCGTTGATTGTTTCTTGACCTGTAACTAAATTACCTGATTGTTGTTTTCTATCTGCATCGATAGGCACATCTCTAAATATTTTATATTGTGCGTTTAAAATTATATTCTCTAAAACAGAGTCTGATAAAACATTAGAATCTGTTTCAGTATAATTTCTTATCTGTGTTTTTAATCCTGATGCACTTAATCCTGCCATTATGCTGTTAGTGTTACCGGACCAGCCGATACACTTCCTCCTCCAATGTTTGTACTTGCAGTTGCTGTTCCAGCAGCTGTAAATGTATAATTATTAGCATCAACTTTAGTAATTGTAAATCCTGCAGATTTATTTAAATCTGTGCTTGTTAAGCCAAGAGATCCTTCTGCATTTCTAAATCTTACGACATCACTTGTAGATCTGCCATGATTTTCTTCAAATACAGTTACTGTTGTAGAACCATTTGTAATTTTAAATGGATTTAAAGTTAGAGTTCTTGCAACAGCAGGTTCTGTTCTATCAGGCCTTGCATTTAACAAACCTTGTGCATCTGCTGAATGTGGTTTTGGTTCTAGTTGTGGATGTTTTTTTTCAAACTCAGAGGTATGGACTCTAGACCCATTCCACTCAATAACCATTTCTGAATACGGAAACTCTTGTCCCGATCTGTCTGAAATAAATTTTGCATATTTACCTGAAGATATTGCCATTATGCCTCCGGATAATAAACTTTAGGACTTATGTATGTGCTAGTAGAAGAGCCATCTTCTTCTAAAGCTCTTTGTAATTCATCTTCGTATAGCATCTTTAACATTTGAACTGATTGAGGTGCATTTTTAATTGCAAGATAATACGCTAAACCTGCAACCATACAAGGCACAAATCTGTAAGGGACATCTGTTGCATTTGTATAATCTCCAACATCTTGAATTCTTTTTACATAATAATAATTTATAAATTTTCCTGCTTCGCTAGATCCAGGAGTTAGATATAAAGTTATTGTAACTCTATCTATAAATCTTTGAACAAAGTATTGTGTTGGAACTCCTGTAGATGTTTTATTTGATAAAGCTTGGTATTGAGATCTACTTATTTTTGTAAGTGGTGTATCTATATTAGAATTTCTAAAAGAAGCCTCTAATATATCATCAACTCCATAAACAGCTGTTGCATCAGATGTTCCATCTCCTGTAGATCTAAACATAGTATATACAGCTTGATCTGCAACTAAAGTAATACTATTATTTGCAATCTCCCAATAATGAAGGCCACGATTAGCCCATTCTTGAAACATGATATTTAGAGATCTTCTTGCAGATTTAAGTTGATACCCTGAAACGTTTTGTTGTCCAATACGCTCGTAAGCTTCTTCTATTATCTCATCAATAGAAAAATTTTTATCAAATAATACTGTTCCCGAGGTAGTGTTAGCCATTTAACCTCCTACTTATCAATCAATAAAGTAGCTGCTTCTATGTTTGTAATAGTAGAGACTTTCATTCCACCTGGAAATAATATTCC